GTCACACACTACCTCTCCAAATTTCTCAACTAAGTCACCCTTTTCCGATTTCTCAGCAGTATTACCTATCGCGTCTAACTTCTCCTTTGTATCAGCGATGGAAGAAAACCATCGACTTGGATGCCACACAGCACTTTGAAACTCCATGACCAACGGGGTAGAGACATTACATCTCTGTTTAACCTCATTGGAATTATCTTTTAACTCAATATCATTCGGCTTCGTTAGTTCATGCGCCTGTGAATTAAGTTTTGAAAATTTTGTTTCGAGATGTTGCAATGTATGATCAACTATGACATTGCCGATCAAAATGGAACTCGATTCCCTCAAAGTTCCTGTTCGTTGGATACGGAATTGGGGTATTGCCAAAGGAAAATAAACCATAAAATCATCACCAACAGAGTGAAACGAATAAATTCGTGGCAAAGTACCAGTAGTATCTGAATTAGTATATCCTATCAACAGAGAAGGCCACCCGGTCACATAACTCTCCCGCATTCTATTAGAATCTGCTACCATGGGATAGACATTATAGTAAGGAAGTTCTACCAATTTTTGTTGTTGGACCCCTGGATGCCATTGGGCTGAACCATTAAACGTTGCAGGAAGTTCAAAAGATACAACAGGTGGTAGCGTAGCAACTGTCACTGCAGGTGGAATAAGTGCTGTGAAATGTGGTATGGCAAACATTGTAATATTATTCGAAACTCCACTAGAAGTTGAAATAACAAAACGGTTGGACCCAGATGCTGAAAGATAAGTGCCAAGCAAAAGAAAATGTTCTTTACCACAAAAAGCTGGAAGTTGCCACAAACCGGTAACATTAACGCTACCGTCGCCATGAATGAATGGAGCCGAAGCCACATAATCGGGCCTTCTCAACAAAGTAAGAACATTGTCATGTTTTGATAATATAAATGTTTTCTTGACTGGAACTGTAGCTTGTTTGAAAGCAACTTGTGTCGTAGAATTCTCCAATGCTGTGTCCGATGGTTCATCTCCCTGAAATTGGAAAGCAGTAGTCTCGGCCCCTTGTTGCCTCTTAACTGCCATATGCGCGTTGATTGCTTGGATCCACACGGAAAATTTGACAGATTGCGGTGCGGTCGAAGGGCACCGCAATTGGTTCCAAACCAAAACTTCAACGCGACCCATGGTAGGATACGCACTGCGCAAGACACGGGTCATCGACGAATATGGAACAATAAGCGAGCATTCCGTTTCATTAGCTATATTCAATATGGCATGAGGCAATTGCGTTAATGTTCCACCAGACATACCAGTTCTCATATCTTCACTCAAAGGCGCCCAATACATTATAAGGGCACCCTGATGGAAAAGAGAAGGATTGATACGCAATGTAACTTTAAAATCCATACGATACAACTCATGATAATTGGAAACTCCACGTGTTGCAAAATTGACATTAAAATATTCATCTGGTAATCTAAAAGATAATAAGCTGTCTATTATGTTATTAGAAGTCAAAAAAACATTTCCAAAACTCTGCAAATATTCGCGTTCAAGAACATTTTGAGTGTTGGAAGATTCAACATTACAACAAATGCTTGTATTAACATCATTAGTATCTTTAGTATTTCTATCATCGTGTATCGGTGCAGCCTGGTGAACATTACGTACCACTTCTTCATTCATCTGCCAGGAGCCAATATAAGTTTGTACCGGCTCGTTGGTAAAATCAAAAGCCACCGGAGTTTTAAATTCAAAATCATCCATAACTTCGACATAAACATTAATGTCTATAGTCGTCGACACAGTTCCGTTTGAATCAAGATCATTCTGTACAAAAATATTAAAAGTTCCCAATGTATCTAACAATGTAGCAGCGGGTTGTGGGACACGAAAAGGTATAGTATTCAAATAATCAGTTTGCGTAACAAAAGGAATGTCCAATGATGTACGATTATTCATTCCTAAATCAATAGTAGCTGAAGTACAATTACGCGCACCGTCAATTGAAATTGCTGCCAAATTTGGATTAAAAGCTAAATAAAGCTGTCCTTGATGATACTTAGTTGGCAAACACTCTACAGTAAATCGAATTCCACCTCTCCAAAAAGCAAAGAACTGGGAAAAATATGAAATCGGAGTATTGTCCCAAAAAGTATTGGTTCCAGAAACGCGCGGTGTTATTATTTGTGTATTAACATTAATACGTGCAAGTGGAACTCCAGCTGGTTGCGCCTGAGCCCAAGGAATAACTGCAATACGCGCAGGAATTTTGCACCTTTCTCTAATATCAGTCATCCGCTGCATGTATTCTACATCCATGCTCAGAAGAGCATGCTGATTAGGCATTATATCGTCTTGACTAAGAGCTAGCGAACTAACTTCTTTGGGTATGTCTACCAATGCATAATTGCCTGGTTCACTACACTTAATCGGTGGCGTGTCGTGCATGAATTCATCAAACACATTCTTCGCAAGAGTGCCTATAGCTGGCATACTTTTGGCAAGTACATTACCCACCACTGGAATGCAACTAGCAATATCCTGCACAAAACTCATTTCCTTACTTTGAAATTCAAAAGGAACACTTGGTTTTATAGCTATAGCGTATGCGTTTAAGCATTGTTCATAATTTTTTATATCGCGATTAATGGTAAAACGCAATCTTTTAATAAGACCGTAAATTCTACGATATTCATTAATATCAGCTCCTCCGAGTGCATCGAATAAAGTCATAAAACTATCCAACTTATCAAGGTCAGATTTTAAAATTCTGCTGTAAAAAGTACACTGCGCATGAAGTTCTTCAACTGAAGCATTAACCGAAAGCGTTTGATCTATAGTTGTGGCCATGGTGGAAGAAAAGAAAAGTTTTGCTAGTGAGAGCCCACTAGCAGGCAGCCATTAACGAAAGGTTTACGAAGGGGGAGAAAGGATGCTCCCCCTTAATCATCAGCCAAGAGGTGGCCAACCGTCCCCACAAGTACGCACTTCTATTACAATACATTTCACACTCAACACTACTAAGATAACGGACATAAATCCCACACCTAAGGGTACACCCATAAGAGCAAATTTAGTTATAAATAACTAAATCGAGAACAAAATTCACTGGATTGTGAACCCATATCCCCTCCTTATGGTTATCATGCCAATCATGTCTTCAAGTATCATGCTACGTGTATCATTCAAGATTGTTACAAGTGAGCAAACAACGCTTTAGGTTAGATGTTGTAATTATACGCGCAAAATAATCCACTCAGAACTACCGGATTAATATAACGTTGGGTAATGGAGATATACATTACGAGAGTGTATAATCCCTGCCATAAGAACTAGCTAAATATTGAAGTACTGGGAAAAGTACAAAATATAGAGCCTCCAATGCAACGTTAAATGTTCCGATTCTGCCGAGCTTGATAGAAATAACGTACAAATATAACACACTAAAGGTACAATAGTCACTATACAAATAACAAGGTAAGACGGTCTAGTTTACGTCAAAGTGACGATTGCTATGAGACACACAAACGGTGAAGCATAGCAATAAATGAATTGATAACAGGATCATTACTCCCGTCTCTATGCATAACACAACGGTTATACACAGAGAAATAGAGACGTATGGCCCAAAGGG